AAGACTTTACTTCAAAACTTTTATGAGACAATTTTAATGAGTTTCCATCAGAAAAGTCTAGAACATTTCCTGTAGCATCAGTATACTTGAAAGAAACTTTTTCTCCTCCCTGAAGTTTAAGTGCTTCTGCAGCAGAAAGTCCAGATTGTCCAGTATCAACAACAGCAGCACTAATTCTAATAGTATGATCAATCATACTTTCACGATACTCAATCCTAGGAGCACCAGTTCTTACATCAAAAGAACTTCCTCCAGTGTTTGAGGATATTTCAAATAAATTTGCTGTTGCTGCTTCCTTACTTCCAGGCATAGTTATTATTTACCGTACTACTATTTACACAGTAACTTCAATTGGAAGAATAGCAACTGCATTATTATTGCAAATCATTGTGGATGTATCCTCCTTTAAAATGCCAGATTTATTTAAAGAGGCAACTGATGAGGATTGTGATGGTGCAAGTGATGCTTTTTCCCAATCAAAAATAGCAGATGGTTTATTTTTATCTTGTGTTGTTTTAGGTGCTTCAGATTTTTTAGCAGTAAAAAATGGAGCATTCATACTATATCTCTTCATTGGGTCAAGTCTCCCAGTTATCACACCTTTCCATCCTGTTCCAATTTCCCAATGCAAGTGCGGACCAGTTGTTCTACCAGTCATTCCAACTTTAGCAATAATATCTCCCTTCTTAATTTTTCCACTTTTTTTATAACCATTCTGAAGATGCCCGTAAAGATGATAAATTCCCTTATCATCTTTATAAACAATATAATTTCCCCATCCACCACCACCAGGTTGAACACCTGCTTCTATAATTTCACCATCACTAACTGCTCTTAATGGTGTTCCCTCTGGAGCAGCAATATCTGCTCCTTTATGAGTATCACTCAATCCACGCATGAATTTGAGATTGATATTTTTATTTGGAGCAACATATTCTATTGATCCCCCAGCAGCACCTTTCCAAGAACCGTCTGAACCAAAATTTTTAATATTACCAAGTCTCTCTTTTGCCTTTAATTCTTTATTAGAAGGTCTTTCAAAATTTAAAGTGAACCAAGCAGATGCTTCTTCCGGAGAATTAAACTGTTTATTGGTATATTGTTTTCCAGCATCTTCCCTTAAAGCATAATCAACTTGTCTCTTCCAATTTTTTGACCAATCTTTACCCGCATATGCAACCATTCCAGAGAATCTTTCCGCATGGTGTTGAAATAATCCACCCGAAGTTCCATTATCACCAATTGCTCCGGCATTAAAAGATGATTCTGCTTGAATATTTGCAAGAATTCCTATCGCATGATTATGAGATAGTCCTTTTGATATTAAATATGCATAAACTTCTTTAGAAGGTACGAAATTTTTTTCACCTTCAGCATAACCTCCAGCTCCATCACCACCGCCACCTGCTCCGCCTGCTCCGCCTGCACCCCCTTCGACTCCTCCTTCTAAATTCAATTCCCTATTTAAGTTTTGAATTATTCTTGATGCTGAACTCTCAATAGAAATCGCAAGGGCATTGGAAATAAACTTACCAATTCTTTCACCAATACTCAGTCCGCTTCCAATTTCTCTTGTCGGAACAACTCCACCATTTGCCATTGCAATAGTTTTTGAAATATCACCAAAGGAATTATTAAGTTCTGCATTTACTGCATTCTGAACTACTGAACCAAATACATCACCTATTGATTTTGCAAGTTTCTTATCTGGTTTTTGGCCGAGTGTCATATCAATACCAGCACCAAACATCGCACCAGTGAGTCCATTAATAGAACTCATCTTTTTCACATCTTCAGAACTCTTCTTCAGTGCTCTCAATGCACTTCTCTTTCCTGGTTCATCAGTTCCATATAATTCTTCAATTCTCAATTTACCACCAGCATCTTTTCCTGGTTGTGTTTTTTGCGATTGAATCTTGGGCGCAGTTTTCTTTGGTTTGGTTTTAAGTTTTCTTGATGGCGCAACAGTAGACTGACCGCTTCCTCTAACAGTTCCTCCTTGTGCCTTCGCTTGGGGTTTTTGTTGACTTCCAACTAAAGTATCGTACATTGCCCCACCAACAATATCACCAAGAATGCCGCCAAGAATAGTACCAGCAAATGGAACGGGGATAAAAGTTCCTAGTGCAGAACCAACCGTAGCACCAACTGCTTTTGCTGCTGCTCTACCTGGATTTTCTCCCATAGCAAGAGAGAAAGCAAAGTCAATCAGTCCACCAACAATAGGAACTCTACCAAAAGCACCTCTTGCTATTCTAGTTCCAGTCTTTCCAAGAACCTTAAGAGAAGCTCTATTTGCAGACTTTCCCAAACCACGAGATAAAACTGAACCCTTTCCAGTACCACCAGCAAGTCCTCTTTGTGGTCCTTCAAATTTCTCAAATCTCTTAACAACATCAGCACGAGCACGACTTACTGATGCGCCTTGAGACTTTCTTGCCTCATACATTCTTGCTGCATCATTGCCATATCTTCTTTCAATCAGTTTAGTTTGAGGATCTCTTCCCAAATATCCAGAAAGTTTTGCATTCTTTGGAAGAGTTGATGGTTTTCCCCCTGACATTTTTCCAGGTGCTCCAGATTTTCCTGGTTTTCCTGAAGAAGTGCTTACGATCAACATTGCAGCGCCAATAGCACCATTCAATAAAAGATTTAAGTTCTTTGAGAACTCATCAAATGTTTTTTCTGCTCCTTCTCCACCAATCTGTTTAACAAAGTCTCTTGTTTGATCGTATGCTTTATAACCAAACTCAACAAAATCAACTACACCTTTTAATATATTTTTAGCAAATCCTTCAACAAATTTGCCAACTGGTTCAAGAACTTTTCCAAACTCCATAAGTTTGGGAAGTAGTTCTCCATACTGATTGAAAAGATATCCAAGTAAAGTAAATCCAATAAAACGATTAATCTTATCAAAAATACTTTGCCCTGGGATTGATCCTATAAAGTCTGGTTTAATATTATTTTTCTTAACCTTTTGTTCTAAATCTTTTTCTTTCTTTTCTCTTTTAGATTTTTCTTCTTCTTTTCTTTTTGTAGATGCTTCCCTTTGATCTAATAAAAGATTATTGTTTATTAACTTACTTAAACTTACAATCCTCTTTTTAACTACAACTAAACTTCCAGGTTCATCAGTTCCTGTTTTGTCTACAGGTTTTAAATCAGAACCTGTTATCTTTTTTAAAGAAATACTTTTAATAGGTACAAGAAACTTTGGTTTCTCTATTGCACTACTTTCTTTACTTGGAGGTAAAAGTTTTTTGGAATCTATGGTTGCCATTTTATGCTACCCCTACTAAATCTGCAATACCCAATGAAGAAGCAATTTTTGATCTGGAATCATTATTACCAGAAATAATAAACTCGGGTATTTTAGAACCTCTTGCAATTGAAGGTTGCTTGCTTGGCGCTTTGATTGGAGGAAGAACTGTATATGTTGTTTTTGATATTACTACTGGAGGACCAGGAGCAATAGAACGACTTTGTGGACCCATATTAATTGGTTGGCCACGAAGATTTACATACCCATCTGGTTTATACCCCATTTCTCGCATCATCGATTCTTGCTTCTGCGCAGAACCACGTATAATCTGAATGTTTTGTTTTAGGTTTAAATTCAAACCAGTTGGTGGTTTTGAAGGAGGTCTTGACACACTACTTGGTGACATTGCAAATGGGTTTTGTGTTTTAGGAATACTTACGTGCCTTTCTGCAAGTGGTCCAGTTCCATACTTAACCAGTGAACTTGGAGCACTAGGATTCGAATTGTACCTATTAACAGATTCTGGAGAGTATGTTTGATTAATTGGAAGTTGTTTTACTCCACCAATATTCATACCCAAAAACTTATTTTGGAATCCAAGATTTGCTCCTTGCGGTGCCATCACTCTTCCAGTTCCTGGAAGAAATTTACCAAGTTGATTTAATGCACCGCCAACCATCCCACCACCTTGGAATGACTTTATAGTTCTCTTGATTAATCCACCACCAGCGGCAAGTTGAATATTATTTGCTATCTTTGGAATATTAGTTCCACCTGCTTTTTTGTTTAAGTCCAGAAAGAAGTTTGCACCATACTTATCAACTGCTTTCTTAGACATTACTACTTCACCAGGTGCAGCAGCAATTAACTGAGTATCGGGTCCAGCACCTTTGATTTTTACCCCACTACTATCATCAACTCCACCACCCTCAGCAAATGCAATCTGATTTATATCAAGTTCTTTCTGTACTTCTCCACCACCAAAGAAAGATTTTCTTCTAACCAATCCACCACCATTAAACATTCCACCAAGTCCTCTTTGGAAGACTTGTTCTTGTTGTAGTTGCGGTGCTCCTGGTGTTTTACCAGTTTCTTTAGTTTCTTTTGGAGTAACAATAGAAGGTTCAGTCTTTTTCAGTTCATCACGATATGCTTCATTTTTCTGAACCATCGCATATGCACCAACTGCCGCAGCAGTAGAAGCAGCAATAATAGGGTGTTTAGCAATGAACCTAACCATTTGGGGAATAAGTCCCCTTAATAGTTTTAAAGTAACGCGAATAAACTTACCAAATGGAGTAGCAAATAAAACATACGCAGACAATAATGCAGGCCACCAATCTTTTAAGAATCTACCAAGAACTTTTACTTTATCTGCATTCTTAGGATCACTAAACCAGTTTACAAGTTGATTAAATGCATATCCCAATAAAGTAAACTTGATAAACCTAAAGATACGATCAAGTATTCCCTGTGCGGGTGCAATGATTTTCTTTGCTAAGGATTTTAATTGAGACAGTGGTTTTTCTAAGTCACCTTCACGTTGTCTTCTTCTACGATCTTCTGATTTTTTTCTTTCTTCGTCAGTTCTTTTTTTCTTTTCTTTATTCTGTAATGTTAAACTTTTTAGAATATTATCAAGTGCTTTTTCAATATCATTTATATCTTTAGAAGATTCCTGCGTTGGACCAGGAGTTGTCGGAACAATTGCTTTACTTGCAAGAAAAAACTTGTCTCTTGAGATTTGTATAGGACCAGTTGTACCAATACTTTCTGCTGATATTTTTTTCTTTTTTAATTTGAATCTACCAACTTTATTTTTTATTCTTTTAAATTCATCCTGAAGGAGAATTGCTCTATCAGTAGATTTTTCTTCTCCCCTATCTATTTTTTGAAGTTCAGTAAAAAGAAGTTGTCTGTATTCACCATAAGTGAAGTCATAAACTTCTTCTAATCCAAGTATCTCTAATATTCTCTCGTCAATCTCTTCGTCAACTAAGTCTGACTCTCTGACACCTTCATATAAAAGAGGGGAAGGATCTTTTTTAGATTCTACCTTTGTGCTTTCGTTCTTTTTTTCCTTATCACTATCACCATCTGATTTGTATTCTGTTGCCACAGATTTTAAATAAGTATCGACTAACCAGTTCTCATAGGTCTCTAAATTATCTCCAGATTCATCAGTCAATACTGGATAACGACCAGACTTCTTAATATTTTCTATTAATTTATCAGCGTCACTTTCTGATATGTTTACGTGAGAAAAATAATGTCCAAACTGACTTTTTATCCCAGTAAGTCTTGCCTTTAAGTTGCCCCAAGTTGACACGCCAATTTGGTTTACTGTAAACCACGTTATTGGTAATTTGGATGGGGCATTAGTTTCCATTTTGTTGCTGCTTTGCTTTTTCTTCTTCTGCCAATTGTATTTATTTACAATATAAATAATAATACCTGGATGTCTGCAAACTTCGGGAAGAGGGTGAAAGTCCCTCTATTTTTATAAATATAAATGCAGACATCTAGAGTAGAATTATGAAACCACGTATCTATACGTATAAGATTACCTTTGAAGAAGTTCCTTATTATTACTATGGAAGTAAGAAAGAAAAGTATTATAATCAAGAATATGGGGGTTCTCCTGTAACAAACAAATGGTGTTGGGAACTTTATACCCCAAAGAAACAAATATTAGAAATATTTGATTACTCTGACGAGGGTTATGAAAAATGCAGAAAGGTAGAGGATAGATTGATAAAACCAGTTCTTAATGATCCTTGGTGTTTGAATGAAGGATGCGGTGGAAATTTTTCACTAGATACAAAAAGAAAGAATGGATTTAATAGTCTAAATTTAAAAAAAGGAATATACGGAATAACTGAAAAAGAAAAACAAAAAGCAAGAAAAAAATCCGGAGAAAAAGTAAAAAAATTAAAAAAAGGAATTTTTGCTAGAAATAAAAACCAAAAAATATTAGATGGGAAAAGTGGTGGTTATAAAGTAAAAGATCTAAAAATTGGATATTTTGATAGAACAAAAGAACAAATGAGAGAAGACGGAATAAAAGGTGCAAATATAACAAATAGCAAAAAATATAAATGCACCATAAGTAATTTCATAAGCACTGCGGGACCATTAACAAGATACCAGAAAAAAAGAGGAATTGATCCCACAAATAGAATTCAAATTAATTAATTTAAATTATTATTACTGTTGTTGCTGTTGTTTTGCTTTTTCTTCTTCCAAGTAATTTTTTAATAAGGAAACATAAACATCTCTTTCCCAAGGCATCAGCCCTTCAATTTCCCATAAACTCCATTTATGGTATTGTATCAATGAAAAATTAAGTTTGTAATAATTTTCTAAATCTATATAACAAAGTCCTATGCGAAAAAACTTGATAACCCTTCAAGAATCACTTCACTCTCAACTTCAGTTTTTGGATTTTTAACTTTTATAGAATGAGAAAGTTTAGGCATCGTTTCAAAAAACTTTTCAATCTGCTTGAATTGAGCAGAGTTCATTTGTTCTAGAAAATCAATAAGTTCCTTTTTAGTTACATCACCCGAAGTCCAAACTTCTTCATCATTGAAAATCTTATCAATACAACTAGCGACCAGATCAAAGGACTGATCCATATTTGTATCACCAGAAAAATCAAAGTTGTTTTTAATGAACTGATCCAGTGAAGGATACTTCATTTGCATAACAATATTATCATCTACTTGAATTTTATTAGTATGCTCTTCATTCTTTTGAACTTGAATTTCGTCAATGTTAATTTTCACAGGAACATAAGTTTCCCCATCATCAGGACAGATAACATTAACTTCAATTTCTTCCCCAACAGACTTGCCACGAATATTTAAGAAGAGATACTCAATATCAAAGGTAGGAAGAGATTCAACTTTAATATTTTTTGTCTGAATGCAACTCTTGATTACATTCTTAATTGCAGTTGTGATTTCTTTTGTGTTTTCACTTTCCAATGCAAGGACAAGAAGTTTTTCTTCTTTTACAAGAAATGGCCTGTATTGAATTTCTTGTCCGGTAGAGGGAAGTTCCAACTCATACACCGGAGTGCTAATTTTAGGTAAAGGCATAATGACCTATAGAAATTTCAGTATGATTATTTAGAAAGGCGCAAGTGGTCCAATATTTCTTCCAACATAAGGAAGTCCAGATTCGACAGGAGGAATCTGTCCATAGTATTCTTCTGCATTAGGTATCCCCGGAAATTGAGGTGTTCCTGGAGCAATTGAAGATCCTTGTTGTTCTGGTGTCTGAGAGGTTTGTGGTGGGGAAATATTTTCCCCACCACCAATAATATATCTAGAGTAATTAAAAGACACTGTGCATTTTAACAATTGAGACGATTCATAAGAAATTGGTATTGAATTAATACTAATAGGATATGCATTTAAAAGTCTATATTGCAATACTCTGCCAGTATAATCTTTTTCAAATTTCTTGACATAAATTACTGTTTTATAATCATCAGGAAACTGTACTCTATAAGAAAAATTAGTATTCTCTACTCCTTGAGCAAATTGCTCACCAACAATATATGACATCCAGTTCTCAAAGAATTGAAGTACATTGTAATCGTGATCTACATAAAAAGTAAAATCAGATCTATCATCATACTGTCTTCGGTAAGCATGTCTTTCGGTGACGCCAGTAAAATCATTATTAATTTCATGTGTTGCTAATGAAGATCCAGGAAGTGATGCTTCAGAACAAGACAAAGAAATAAACTCATCATTATATCCATTTCCTATTCCAGCACTTACTCTTTGATTAACCCAGTCGCGAACTAACTGTGGCGGATTAAACCAACATTGGAAATGAGAAGTGAGAGCTGGATTTAATATTGTTGCTTTTAAATCAGATACCGTCTTTTTAACTGGAAATGATGCTGGCATCTATCTATAAATACTTTTACTGATATATTATGTATATGGAAAAGATAAAAACACATTCGTATATTTGGAATACAACTAAATTGTGTGAAACATTCAATGTTAATGGAGCAACCATTTTATCCGAAACTTATGAATGTATAGTGACTGGAGTTCACTTTCTCGGAATGAAAGGACAAAAACACTCTGAAGAAACAAAAAAGAAAATGAGTGAAATTGCAAAGGGAAGGGATATGAGTAAAGCAATAAAAACATCTTCTAAAAAAAGAAAAGGAAAACCAGCACTTAATAAAGGATGTGAATATCCACAATTCCAAAAGGGAGGAAAAATAATTTCAAAAGAAGGTGAAATAATTGAATTTGATTGTATATCCCACATATGTAAAAAATTGAATTTAAATCCCACACATCTAGGTCAGGTTTTATCTGGAAAAAGAAAATCCCATAAAGGTTGGAAAAATGCCTCGTGACTCTAAGTATCATCAGGGATATTTTCATCCAAAAAATCCAGAAAAATATATTGGAAACTCCCAAAATATAGTGTATAGAAGTAGTTGGGAACTAAAATTTATGCAGTGGTGTGATCGCTCACCTAATGTATTAAGATATGGATCAGAAGAATTTTGTATTCCATATTATAATCCAGTAAAACAAAAAGTATGTAGATACTTTCCAGATTTTATTATTGAAGTTCTTGAAAATAATGGAAAGACTCAAAAATATGTGATAGAAATAAAACCAAAAAACCAAACAGTTCCTCCAGTTCAAGGAAAAAAGAAAAATAAAACCTATATTAATGAAGTAAATACTTATGCAGTTAACCAATCAAAATGGAAATCAATTCAAGAATGGTGTGATGATCATTTAATCAAGTTTCGCATAATCACAGAATCTGAATTAGGCATAAAATAATGGCGCAAGGATTCGGTCAATACGTTGGATCAAGTTCTAAAAGAGTAAGTTTACTTAAGTTAAAACTAAAAGAATATAAGTATACAAAACCAGATGATATTATGATGACCATCATGGAAGTCTTTCGTGAAGGAGACTTTGTTCCTGACGTTGGAAAATATTATACTTTTATATACTCAGCAAAAACAAAAGGGTTAAGATACGATGAATTCCCTTTAATTGCAACACTTTCAATAGAAAAATGGGGATTTACTGGACTTAATTTTCATTGGGGGACGGTGAGAAATTATACTTGGTTTGAAGTTAATAGTAGACTACTAGAGGTCAAGCAGAATGAGATTGATTATCTTCGTTCTCTTTCATATGCAAAATTCAGAACTAAATAAATAAAAAACATCTATAAATGTCTCATACTCTACAAAAAATTGAGATGACTAATCCTCTTGTAGTTGGGGAGGATTTCTGATGGCAACTACATATCAAGATACTCCTCCACAGTTTTTTAAACCAACTATACCAAATAATTCTAATAATGTAAAAGGGTATTATGTGACTGTTAATGAATCTAATGGAGAAACAACTATATTCAGAAAAAGTACAAACTTAGTAGGACAAGAACAAATTGAAAGTATTGGGAGTATTCCAAAAGCAGGCGGCGGTGGATTTGCAAATACTGGCAGAGCAAGTAAAGAAGAAATACAATATTTTACGGCTAATGCAAGAAAAACAGTTACGGATCAAGCAGTTCCAGTAGTCAGAAGAGGAATAGGGGGGCAATCTGGAGGAGGAGACGCTAAAGTTAATTCAATTTTGGGGACACAGTTATCCACACAACAAACAAATCCAGATACTGGCGATAAACCAGCCCCTCCATTATTACCAACCAACGACATATCAGTATCTATTCCAGATGATGAAGTTTCAGAATCAATAGATGAAAGTTTAAGAGTACAATTAAGATATCCTCTTTCAATGGATGGAAGTCAAGATAGAATAAAATTTAGCGTGAAAAAATTTATTGGTAGAAAAAATATTAATATTACCGGCGATGATAAATTTAAATTGGGAGAAAGAGATTTATCGGATATATTAGGATTTGTTTTTTTGCCTATTCAACCATCAATTAATGATAGTAATGGAGTTGATTGGGGAGGAGCAAACCTAAATCCAATTCAAGCATACGCAGCATCTGCGTCCTTACAAATGATGAATGAACCTGGAGGAATAACTGGGGCAGCCGCAGAAGCCCTAAGACAAGCAGCGATACAATTTAAAACGGGATTGGATGCAGCAGGATACGGAAAAGCCATAAATTTATATCTTGCTCAAGAAGCGGTAGGAACACAAAATTTATTGTCAAGAACTTCTGGTGCCCTTTTAAATCCAAACTTAGAACTTCTTTTCAATGGACCAACATTAAGACCATTCAATTTTACTTTTAGACTTTCTCCAAGAAGCGGTCCAGAAGCAGAACAAGTAAAAAAAATCATAAACTTTTTTAAAAAAGCAATGGCAGTTAAAAAAGCTAAGAGTGAAGTATTTCTAAAGGCACCTAATGTTTTTGAAATAGAATATCAATCGGGAGAAG